GTCGGTAGTAGAGATGATTGCATTACCAGCAACACCAAAACTTGTCCCATCAAAAGTCAGCGCACTCCCCGTGGTCAGCACCTTGCTGCCGTTGAGATAGGCCACGCCGTTGGCGGTGCCACCAGTAAACGTCGTGCCCGAAGTGACCGACAGCGAATTGACCGTAAGGGTCGTACCGTCAAAGGTCATGTTTGCGGAATCAACCAACGCACCGCCTGTGCTTGCGTAGGTCACACGGCCCGAGGTCAAGCCAGAGTCGGCAAGGTCGGCCACCGTCAGACGGGTGCCGTTGAAGATCATGTTGGCCGAGTCAGTGAACTGGCCACCCGTAGTCAGGTAGGGCACGCGACCAGACGTACCGTTGCTCCAAACAAGTTTGGGCACGCTCACAGAGCCAGTACCGTTCGGGGTCAATGTGATGTTGCCATTCGCGCCCTGAGCGATCTGAATGACGCCACTGTTTGTGCCACTGTTGGTGGACAGGTTCAGGTTGCCCGTACCGTTGGTGGTCAGGGTTACATCGGTGTTGGCATCGCCAATTCGCACCGTGTCAGCGTCGAGTTGCACGTCGCCCGTACCGTCAGGGACGATGGCGATATTGCCGTTGGCCCCGTTGTTGATGGTGATCGTGCCCGACGTGGTGCCACTGTTGGTGGACAGCACGAGGTTGGCCGCGCCGCCAGTCGTCACAGTCAACGCACCAGCGCCGTTGGAAGCCAAGGTCACCGCAGCGCCAGAATCGCCCACACGCACCGTGTCAGCGTCCAGTTGCACATCGCCAGTCCCGTTGGGGGCGATGACGACGTTGCCGTTGGTGTCGGTCGAGGACAGGGTGTTGCCGTCGAGCCGCAGGTTGTCCACGTTGATGATGGTGGCTGGGGTCGTACCGCCAATCGAGACGCCGTTGATCGTGCCGCCAGAGATGGCCACGAGCGCCATGGTGGCAGTGCCGTCGATGTACAGGTCTTTCCACGAGTTGGCCGTGGAGCCCAGATCACGAGCGTTGTCCGTCGAGGGCAGCAGGTCAGTGTTGAACCGTGCCGTGGCGGTGATGGTGTCCGTGGTGGCGTTGCCCAGCGTAGTGTTGCCGTTGATCGTGGCGTTGCCGTCCACGGTCAGGTTGCCGGTGACTCGGCCATCAACGATGGTGGTCACGCAAGCATTGACATTGGTGCCGTCACAGAACAAGAACGCCGTGTTGCCCGCAGCCACAGCCACGCCAGTACCGGCAGAGGTCTTGAGGGTGATGGCGAACGAGGAGTCGTTCTTGAGGACGTAGAGTTTGGTGGCGGCAGGGGAGACGATCTCACCTGCGCCCGTCAATGCGGAGCCGCCAGAACCCGTCTGTGCGACGAGCATGGCGCAACGGGACTCAGAGGTCGTGCCGTTGGCTACGGTCAGGGTCTTGGAATTACCCGTCCAAGTGCTGATGGTGGCAAGACCCGCGACGGCCTGCTCGACCATCGACGTGATGTTGTCATTGACGGTATCTCCCCACGTGCCCGACAACTCGCCGGTAACCGGCAGTGCCAGTTTGAGGATTGGAGTGTACTGAGTAGTCATCTACTGTCCTTTCATGTGACAACTTCTTGCCAGCCCGCTGTTTGCGTATCACTCACGACATTCCAGTTGGATGTCTGAGTATCGTTGACATTTTGCCAGTTTGCGTTCTGTCCGTCATCAATTTGGCTCCAAACATTTACATCGCCAATCAAACCAGTTGCTTGGACGCCCGTTGGCAGGGCAGTAGCCCCACCTGTGGCGACCACATCACCCAACTGCATGGTGCCAGAAACACCCGTGACGGAGACAACGATGGACAGGGAGAACAAAACTTGACCGACGGCTCCGGTTGCCTCCACCCCGCTGGGGAAGACATTGGCCGTGCCTGAAATCTCGACGAGGCCCACCTCGCCAGTACCTGTGACCCCGGTAACGGGTACAACCGCCTCGGCAATGACCACCACGGTGCCCACTGCGCCAGTGGCAGAGACTCCGGTGGGGTAGACGTTGGCCTCGGCAATGACCACAACGGTGCCCACGGCACCTGTGGCTTCCACTCCAGTGGGGAAGACGTTGGCATCTGCCTGAACGAGGACAGAACCAACCTGACCCGTGGCCTCAAGGCCCGACGGGTAGACGTTTGCATCAGCGGTGACGGCGACGGTACCAACCGCGCCTGTGCCCGTGACATTTGAATGGCCGACACCCCACCCTTGGTCGCCCCAAGCAACGCCTGAAGCGCCCCAACCTTCAAAGGCTACCTTTGCATCAGCCACCTACTCACCATCAAGCGATGCGCAGGATCGCGTTGGACGCGTCTGCGGCAGGGAATTGAATGGTGAAGTTGCCAGCGGTAGAGGTCTTGTCGCCACCGAAGTCCAGCACAGCAACCGCAGGGTTGGTCGTACCGTTGGCCAGATAGATCAACGCGCCACGCGCAGTGATCGTGGCGGTGCTCCATGTGACATCCGAGAAGTCGATGAACGCCGTGGTGCCGCTGGAAGTGGGAATCTGACTGATCGTCAGAGCCTGTCCACCTGCGCTGTACCCGGTACCAGCCACCTCGTTGGACGTGGTGTATGCGGTCGTGGCAGCGCCAAGCGTTGCCGCCGACGTGTACAGAGCGATCTTGAAGGTTTGAGTCGTGCCAGTGCCAAAGTCGAAGTCCCCATCGAGGATGCCGACCTTGAACGAAGTGCACATGCTTTGAGAAATGGCCATTACATGCCCCTTTTAAGATAGTCAGCGGCGCTTTGCAGACGCTGAACGTGGTCATTGAACATTCCCAGCCCCCGGTTGCACTTCGTGCACAAGAGACCACGAACTTTTCCAGTTGCATGGCAATGATCCACAGTGAAATACCGTGTGCGCTCACTTGGAACGGTGGTGCCACAAATAGCACAACCGCCGCCCTGCCCCTTCAGCATCCGATCATAATCTTCGACCGAAATACCGTATGCCTTTTTGATCTTGCTCTTACGCTCGATCTCGTAAACCTGCTCTTTGTTTGCTTGCCTGTACGCCCGGTTGTAGGCAACCTTGCAGTCCATGCACTGCGATACGGGCTTGCCGGGGCGATGCGTTTTTCGCGTGGCGAACGCAGTCAGCGGCTTTTCTGATCCGCAAGAAGTGCAAGTTCGGGTGAGCGCCATCAACATGATTAACTGACAGGGATACGGACTTGCCCAGAGCGATACGCATCCTGCCGCAGTTTGCCGTCGCCCAGATTTTTCAACAGGCCAATGGCCTGCACATACAGCCGCTCGTAGAGGGCCACCATGTCCTGCTCACCCTTCATGAAGCGAATGGCTTCCACCAGTGCGCCGTTGAGGAGAGCAGAATCAAACTCGTTGCCAAGCCACGTGGTTCCAGCCGTGACGATGGACTCAGGGTAGTAGCCGTAATGCAATTCGGCGCTGTAGGCCAGATCAGGAGTGGGGCCGAGGATGAACGCAGAGTCGTCGAAGTTGGCGTAGTGCTTTGGACGACCACGTGATGCCAAGTTATTCTTCGGGTACGCCTCACGGATGAAGTTCACGTCCTTGTTCAGGAGGTAGTGGTACTCCCCGTCCGAGTCGATGACGGCCAGCGAGTAGCAGTACAAGAAGTCAGACGGAATCTGAAGGTACTGATTGCCCGTAGACATCGTACCCGTCACGTTCTTGCGCAACGCAGGAATCTGCACCGTGTTGTAAATCTTCTGCTCGGCCTGTTGCGTGAACATGGCGAGTTCTTCCGCCGAGAACTCGTTCTCGCAGATGTCTTGGATGTTGACGCACAACTCGGTGTAGTTCATGGCTACCTCACGCCATCGGGCCTCGGCACATCACACCTTTGGTGGCTGCGCCAGCACCTTTCATGCGGATACCGCTGGTCTTGGTCTCCGGGTACGGGTCAGCCCGCTTGTTACCGGCAACCGTGCGGGTGTTCTTCAGGTCTTTCTTGACCGACTCAACACCAGCCTCGGCCATCTTGAATGGTTTGATCTTGCCAGACATATCAGCCTCCGCGCTTCTGAGCAGCAATCTTTGCGAGGTTGCGGCCCATGGTTTTCATGTTCTTGTTAGTCTTGCCCGGATTGCCCTTGGCAGGGCCTTTCTGGATCGGGGCAGTACCCTGTGTTTGCTTCTTGTCCATCATTGACTCCTTTACGTTGTCACTACCGTAACCACCCCAACTTGTCCTTGCGCAACCAAGTTATTTGGTGTCAAGCCAGCATCATAACTACGCGAACCACCCACAGGGTTCCATCCCCATTGAATGTTTCTACTTCCTTCACCAATCGAGCCATCTGCTAACAGGCCAGATTGCACGTACGTGTTGTCCGGGCGTGGGTTGCGCAGGGCCTGCGGATCATCCACAGGATACATGCCCAACTGCAACTGTGGTTGGTCAGGCTCCCAGCACTCCTTGCACACCAACATGTTGACCTGCTTGGTCTTGATGACCAGCGTGCGCAACTCGCGCAGGCGAAAGCGAAACCCGCATCGGTCGCAGATCGCAATGGCAATCTTGGCTGATGCGTACCGATTTCCCATCAGCCGCCTCCGATGTACGAGCGACGGGGCACAAAGCGTACCGACGCCTTCTCACGATCTTCTCCTGCGGCCAAGTCAAACTGCTCCTCATACGCGGCCTTGAGCATGGGCACACGTTCGGCCAGTTCAGGTACCTTCATTGAGATGTGATAGGCCAGCCCAGCAGTCAGCGCGGGCAGGAAACGGAAGTTGGCGTCAGCCGTCTGGACACCCGAACCAGCGTCCTGAATGCGGCGCATGCGCCAGTACTTGAAGACGTAGTAGGGGTTGTTGATCGTGCCCTGATCGGGCACCGGCCAGACGACAATCTTAGGGTTATCCCGCAGACGACGAACCCACACTTGGATGGGGCGGGCCTGCTGGAGTTTGTTGGGGATGGTGGCGTAAGTAGAAACACTGATGCGCGTGATGGCCAGATCGGCCTGCGTGGAGACGTTACCTTCACCTGTGCGGATCACGTGATCCAGCAGGTCGATGGTGTCCGCAGGAAGATCATACTCTGCGATACCTTGCCCAAGGTTGACTGACCCCTCGTCAATCGTCCACATGTTGATGCCACGGTTCTGCCACTCGATGGTCATCAAGTTCATGGAGCGACGGGCAGTGCGCAGGTCATAGCCCGTGCGCATCTCGCGGCCAGCCCGCTCCCACGCCTCCTCGGCGATCTCAGTGAATTCGAGATTGAAGTCGGTCGTGCCCGAAGTCGTCATTACCTGTACCCCGCTGTCTTCTTGGCGATGTTCTTTGGCTGGGCAACAAACTGCTTGCCCTTGGCTTTGCCAGCACGCTTGGCGCGGGTTGTGGCTGCGTACTCGGCGGGACTGAGGGCCTTGATGGCTGCGTCAGGCAAATATCGCTCCCCCGTCTTGCTCGACGGCTTACCGGACTTGGTACGCCATTTCTGGTCTGTCCAGTCCTTGAGCGATTTCTGCGGTGACTTCAATCTCGGTGCCCCCCGCCCTTTTCCTTGTACTGCTTGGCCAGCAACTGCGCCTTGCGGGCGCTCCATTGCCCTGCGGCAGTACCCTGCACGGCCTGCCCTTTGATCTTCTCAAAGAGCGACTTGCGCATGCCCGGCTTGGTGTAGTTTCCGGCCTCGTTGACCTTGGACTTGACGGCCCCACCTTCCGCGTACATGGTGAACTCGTCACCATCCTTGCGGCGTTTGGTCACGCCGTTGTCGTTGAACTTGTCACCGTCTTTACGGCGCATGGTTTTGCCGCCCGGCATTTTGCTAGGCATGATGGCTCCCATACCCCGACTGGCCATCATACAAAGGTGCCCTTCGTCTTGCCGCGCTTGGCAATACCGTCTGCGCGGGAGGACACAGAGCCACCCTTCTTCATGCCGGTGCCCTTCGTCTTGCCGCGCTTGGCAATACCGTCTGCGCGGGAGGACACAGAGCCACCCTTCTTCATGCCGGGGGCACGAGGAGCGGGCGTGACAGACGCACCGTCAATGTCTTGGGGCACCGGCATACCCTCGCGGAAGATGCCACCACCTTTGGGGGCGGGCTTCTTCATGGGGGGCGCGGGCTTCTTCATTGCAGGGCGCTTGGGTGAAGGCGTCGCAGAACCACCATCGGGTTCCATAGGCGGCTGACCCATCTCAGCGGTGTAGACGCGATCTTTCATCAGCACTTCCCACCTTTCTTGTACATGCCGCCACCGGCCATCTTGATCTCGGTGCCCTTGGTCTTGCCCTTCTTGGCAATACCGACGGCAGACTTGTGACCAGCGGCCAGACCGCCAGCAGCGTATTTCTTCACGCCACCGCCAGACTTCAGGCCAGCATGGGCCTTGGATGCGGGCATCGAAGCGTGCGTCTTCAGGGACGATGCAACACCGCCCGACTTCATACCCTTTTTCATGCCTGCTTCGGCCATTTCATGTTTGATCATGGACTTCGGAGCGCCAGCCTTCTTCATGAAGCCGACTTCCTTTTTCATCATCGCTTTGGATTCTTTCATCTCGCCACCTCTTGCAAATTTGCGGCCCTTGTCGGCCTCAATAAAGTCACGCCCCACACTCGGTGGGACACCCGCCTTCTTGGCAAACGACGGGTTATTGGCCACCGCCGCCATGAAGTTATGCTGCTTCTTGCTAGTTGAGGGCACTTCGATGCTCCTTGATCAACGCGTCAATCTTATTGTCGAGGCGATCCAAGCGATCCATGACCCGTGCGAAGTCGTGATGTACGTCGGCACGTGTGATGTACTCCTTGGCCATCTCCTCGCGTGTGCGATTGAGCAAGATTTGCAGTCGCTTGACCTCCTCCCAATGCGACCTCATCGCCCACAGAATGAGCGCCGAGACAAAGGAGAGGACTGTGTTCCATATCATCACTTCCATATCATCACTTCCATATCAACAGTTCCATGCCCTCAGTGACTTGTTGATACGTGAGTTCGGGTCTTTCTTGGTCTTCTCCGATGTCAACTTCTCCTTCATCCCAGACATACGGGCGCAGAAGGACGCACGGCGTCCTTTGGCTTCTTTCGTCTTGGGGTTTGGAGCGGGCGGCTTTAGGTTCATGCCCTGCTTCTTCGCAGAGGCGCGACCTTTGGCGTTGAGACCCCCCTTGGGGTCTTTGCCTTCCGACCGTTGCCATGCTGGAGACTTAGCCATAGAAGACCGTGATCGAACTCACGTTCGTCACGTCCACATACACATCGGTCTCGAACAACACTCCCTCTGCTGGGATGGCGACGTTGAAAATCTCCGCCAGAGCGGGGGTGTTGATCTCGATTTTGGTCGTGCCACCGGAGCCGCCATCTTTCAGCACAACCGACCCTGCACTTGCGGAGCAGGTGATGGTCATCGCTTTGATGCGAGCCCGGGCACTTACAAGGGTGCCGTCAGAGGTGCGCGTGGCACTTCTGACATCGGTTTGAACTGTCATGGCGACCTCCGATTAGGCGTCAGCAAACGGAGTGGCCACAGAACCCGAGCCCAGCAAGATGCCGGTCACGAAGTACTTGTTGGCGTCAACGGCGGTGATCTCGATCCACGAGCCAGCGATACCGCCAGTGGTGTTGCCGTTAAGGTTGATCACGTCGTTCGTCGATGCAGGGGCGTAGCCAGAGACAGCGCCGCTGGAGTCGGTGTCCACCATCATGAGCGAGCCCACGAACTTGTCAGTGCCGTCGGTCTGAATCGCCACAGCAGTTGCCGAGGTCTCGATGAACACGCGGTAGGTTGCACCGAGGTTGTTCAGGGTGTTGGGGTCAGCGCCCGGGCCAGAGGTCACCGGGTCAGCGGTAGCCACGATGGCGGGCAGAGTGATGATCAGCGTTGCGTCGTTGGTGCGCAGGGTGCGACCAGCGTAGTTGGCAACGTCCAGAGTCAGCGTGTTGGTGCCGTTGGCGACCTCAACGATGGTGTTGGGGCCTTGGGAGTAGAAGCCACCCAGCGAACGAACCGGGCCTTGAAAAGTAGTGCGAGCCATGATTTCCTCACATGCGAGTTAGGGTGTGTTCGTCTGCATGTCGTCAGCCGGGCCTGTCAAACACACCGGAATTTCCCGGTTTGGTTCAAATATACACGATCCGTCAAAAAAGAAAAGGGGCCAATGGCCCCTTTTCTTATCTCATCACGAGCCGGGAGAACCGAACGCGCCCAGAGGATCAGACACACCGAACGAATAACGCTCGCGGGCCTTGTAACGGCTGTTGCCGGTGTCGAAGTCAGCGTCCATACCCGTTTGCATCGGGGTACGCACGAAGTGCTTCAGACCGTTAGGCACGTCGGTCAACAGGAACCATGCGTTGGTATCGGTCAAGTAGTGGTTGACCGTATAGCCTTCGGGGATGGAACCCATCGACTTCAGAGCGTTGATGTCGTTGTCGGCGGTGGAGACACGCAGTTCGGTCTTCAGCAGACGCTCGGCCACGAACTGGAGGCTTGGAGGCACAACCAGTTTGCGGGGCTTGGCGGCAATCAGAAGACTGCGTTCGTCCGTCCAACCGGCGATCTGAATAACGGCGGCTTCCAAAGAAGTCTCGTTCAGGTCGGCAGCGACAGTGGGGCGGTTGCTGTTGGTACCACCGGAGACCAACGGGTGGGCGGTGGAGAACAGGGTTTGACCGTCACCGTAGGTGGGGCCACCAGTGAAGCCTTGGTTCAGGATCGCGGCGGCTTTCACCTGCTTGGTGTAAGCCATGGCACGGGCAAGCGCCTTGGTGTAGCGGCTGGACAGAGAGTCGTACAGGTTGTCCTCGATGGCTTCTTCAGTCAGCGAGAAACCCATAGCGATGGTCTCGTGCACGTAGCGTGCAGTCCATGCTTCTTGGGCGTTGTCGTATGCCAGCGCAGAACCTTCGTTCTTCACGGGCGCGGCGCTGAAGCCGGAGAGTTTCGTCTCCTCCTCAAACGAACGCTCAGAGGTTTCGCGCTCGAAAATCTCTTTGTGTTCTTCGCCGTATTTCTTGTACTCCAGACCAAACAGCGCGTTAAGGCCGGGCAGGAGTTCTTTCAGTAGTTGGGCACGAGAAATTGCCATGATCTAACTCCTTAGACGCCGGTCGGGTTGTTGTACATGTGGCCACCGTTCCATGCGACGACGTTAGGCGTACCTTCGGTCAACGTGATGTACGGAGCATTGAACTTGCAGATGAATTCGCAGAACTCACCAGAAGCGTTTGCGGTGTCGGGGACACCTGCCACGATGCGGATGGGGAGAGATGCAGTAGCAGCGGCGGTGGAGCCGTTGATACCCACAGCGGAATCGCCAGTGGTGGTAGAACCAGAGTTCTGCACCAGAGCGACGTTGTTGCCGATCACGGTTTGGCCGTAGAAGGCGACGGTGGTGCCCGAAGACACAGCGGCGACCTTGAACAGAATATCGGGATCGTCAGCCACGATGGCTTGCGCGTCAGAAGCGACAGTGCTGGCGGGCCAGTACTGGGCGAAGACGGGCTGCTTCGTGGAGGGGTTGGTGTAAGTGCAGCCAAGGAAGATGCCAGCAACGCCGTTGGATGCAACGGTGGTCGTGCCAGTGTCCTTCTCGACAGTGCCGTCGCTCACCAGTTTGACCACATCGCCGTAGAAGATGTTGGTGGCGTAGCCACTTGCAATCTTCATGTAGCGGGTCGAACCAGCGAACACCTGACCGCCAATTAGATTGGTCGGTTGCAAGCCGTACGGCTTGTCAATCGTAGGGTAAGCCATGTTTTGACTCCAAAAAATTAGGTTCCTCTACCGAAAGTGACCTTCGTTTTGCGCTCATTGAAAAGCGGCATGCGAGGATCATTTTCGCGCATGAGACTATGGTCAACCGACTGAATCTGAGCACTTGCTTCCTGACGGAAGAACTCATTTCGGTCTTCGACCAACTCTTTGGGTGCTTTGCAGAGCAGGAGACCACCAATCAGGATGTTGTCTTTGAAGCGGTCGTTTTCGACGCCAGCCACAAAGATTTCCGGGTGATCAGATGCCTTGACGGGTTCCCAGCCCTCACGAAGTTTGAGGGAGACGTTCATGGGGTCAGACTCACCGCGAGTGCTGACGCGAACCCAGTGGAATTCGTAGCCCTCCTCGGGATGAGGAGTAGGCAGCGTATCTGGACGAATCCAGTTGCGCTTGCGGGCCGTTTTTTCACGGGTTTCCAGTTCTCGGTTCAGTCTGTTCTCAGCCATTTTGTTTCCTCATTTCCATAGCAACCTGTTTGGCGTATTCTTCCAGCGGCACACCAAGCCGTTTGGCCAATGCCACCTGCGTTTGCGTCAGCACGATCTTCTTGGGCGCAGTGCTACGTGTTGCCGGTGCCACGACGTTCGTCTTTCGACGAGGCTTCGTTTCCTCTGGTTCTTCTTCCTCAACGTCATCGAAGGCGTCTGGGAAGACTTGTCGCATACGAGAATCAATCTTCTCGTAGTACTCGTCAGAGCGAGGGTTGATACCCTGTTTGACCAATTTCTGATGCAACCCCAGCGCGAAACTGGTCATCTCATCGTCTGGCCCAAACCATGTATTGGCTTTCTGCCACTGCACGGCCCGGCCATCGACTGCTGGGGCGGTTACTTGAGTTTGTACCTCAGTTTCATCCGGTTGTAAAGCGGGTAGTTTGAGATTGTTTACTCGGTCAGACTTCAGTTTTGCAGTAGTCAGTTCTTCTTGCGCTGCAACAACGGCATCCGACTCGCCTGCGTCATAGGCGGCTTTGAACTTGGACTTGGCTTCTTCCAACTCGCGCTCGGCCATCTTTTTGGCCTGCTCCAGCATCGCCTGTTGGTTTTGGCCAACGGTGCCCTTGAGTTTCTTGTTCTCCTCGACCAGACGGGCAGTCATGGCTTCCAGTTCGGCCTTCTCCCGGGCGGCTTGCTCCGCTGCCCGGCGCTGGTCGTGGTAGCCCTTGCTGAAGTGCTGGAGGCGCTTCTTGACCTTCTCAGAGTAGGACTCCAACTCATCATCGGTCAGTTCATCGGGAGGTGCTGAAGGCTTCTTGCCCCGGTCTTTCTTGGGGGTGTCGTCCACTACCTCGATGACGATCTCATCATCGTCATCCTTGGCTTTGGGCGCAGCCTTCTTCTCCGTCTTGGAGTCAGGCACATCCGCGAACGGGTCGCGGCGACCTTCGATGACGATCTCCGCAGAGCCGTCCTCTTTCATCTTGATGTCTTTGCTCGTGTCCCGCTCAGGATCGGGGAACTCGAACGATACTTTTTCCATGGGCATGTTCTGCCTCCTTACGCACGCGTGATGCCACGCGGATCAGCCACGACTGCTTCGATGGAGTCGTCGTTCATCAGGCGGTATTCCACGCCGTTGACCCGGATGCGCGTGCCAGAGTTGGCTCGGAACACCACGAAGTCACCCTGCTTACACCAAGGCCCGTTGGGGAAACGCTCCTTGTCGGCATAGGCTTGCTCGCCCATATCGAGCACCACACCAGTCACAGTCATCAACTGCTCCTCGTACATGGTTCGCTCGGATTTCACGATGCCCATCTCGTTGAATGTCTCCTCGATCTGGGGCAACGCAATCAGCAACCGATACCCGACAGGCTTAGGCATCTGTACCTCAATCTCCTGATCGGTCACGGCGGTAGTTTCTTCACTCATCGTCATCTTCTTTCATTTGGGAACGCAAAAGGTCTTTGGTGGTTTCAATGGCGAGTTGGAGACCTCGAATCCGACCCACCACCTCCCGGTATTCGTCGAATGACTTGCATCCGCCGTTCACCAGAAACTGGGACGAGGAGGCCACTTCCTCCTCGTACTTTTCAATCAGCACGTCATAGACGGTTTTGGCCATGGATTACTCCTTGTTGCCGCTGGCTGGCGGCTTTGATTTCGGCGCGGCGAGCACCTTCAGGGCATCGAGACGCAGGCGCGCTGCGGACTGCTTGTCCTGCGAGGAGACGCGCACCTTCTCGTTCTCGACGGTGGCCATAGTGCGCATGGCTTCGAGTTTCAGTTTCTCGGCGGCGAGTTGCGCGTCGGTCTGATCCTTCTGGGCCTTGCGAGTGACCTCCATCTCCTGCACCTTGACCTTGGACTGCTCCAACTGGAACAGCGGATCGGCTTGCTGCTGCTGTGCTTGCTGCTGCGCGGCCTGCTGCTGGTGCGCCTGTGCAACCTGCTTGCCTGCATCTGCGATGAGGCGAGCCAGTTGAACCTCCATGTCCTCGGGCAGTTGCTCGTCGGGCGGAGGCAGGGCAACGCCCAGACGCTCCTCAATCTGCTTGCGGTATGAGAAGCCAAGGTGTTCGGCGATGTGCGCTTGCAGGCTGGCCATGATCTGCTGGGCCATCGGGTTCTGACCAATGCTGGCCGCGATCATCGGGTCTTGCATGAACGACGTGTGCGCAGCGATGTGCGCCTCATGATCCTGATAGATGAACGCCTTGAGCGGCTTGCCCACCAGTGCTGACATGTTCTCAGACACGGGGTCACGTGGCTTCTGATCTTCGCTCGTCGGGACGATCTTGTCGGCGTTCCTCACGCCCAGCGTCTCGATCATCTGGCGGTGCAGGTACGGCAAGTCGTAAATCTGCGGCGCGGTCTGCGCCATCTGGAACACCGCTTGGTACTGCACCACGCGCTGCGCCATCGTGCTGGCGTTCGGATCGCTCACGGGAATCACGTCCACCATGGCGTAGTCGCTCTTGCGAGCCTGCACCACGCCGCTCTCGGGCTGGTACTGATACTCCTCGGGAGCGTAGTCGGCGATGATGGCCTTGAGGAGTTTGAACTCCTGCTTCATGGCGAAGTGCACGCGGCTCTGGACAGCGGCCATGGGCTTGAGCGTGCGCTCCAGCAGGGCCAGCGTGGTGCCCACAGGAGCCTGAGCAGACATGTCCGAGATGTTCATGTCGCTGATCGCGCCAAGGCGTCGGCCTTCTTCCGTGATCCGCTGGCGCAGGGCCAGCAAAGTCTGGCTGGGCTCTTTGTACGGCAGGGTCATGATGTTGTCTTTGACCGTGCCCGATGGCACGTCAACATCACGGAACTCGCCCGGCTGGATCGGTGTGTCGTCACCCTTGATGCGCAGACCCCGGGTCTTCAGGCCACCCGGCAGGTTGGAGAGGGTGCCAGCATCCACCAACTGGCGAATGATCGAGGTGCCAGCGCGGGCGTACCCGCCGATGATGTGGATCAGGCCCAGACCATAGAAGCCGAAGCCCGGGACGTAGACGTAGTGCACGAAGTGGTTGCGCTTGAGCATGAGGGGGTCTTCCTCATCCCAGTTGCGACGCACGGCCAGCACCTTGCCGGTGCCCTTGTCGATGGTGACCACGTACGGCTTGGCGAGGTCGTTCTCCTCGTCATCCACACCGTCGATGCACAGGTTTGCGTGCACTTCCAGCAGGGCGTAGCGATCATCGTCGGTGAGGGTGTATCCGCCCTCCTCGGCCTTTTTCTTCTCGATGTCCGTGTGGAACTGGACAGGCTCGCCCAACTCGCACTCACGGTAGAAGCCTGCGGCCATCAGGCGCTCGACTTCGTTCTTGGTCTTGCGCATCACGTGGGTGACACGCTCGGCCTGCTCGATGTGGCTGGTGCCGTATGGCACGATGACATCTTCTGCGGGAAGGTAAATCGACACCTGCCGTCCGATGTTAGGGTCGAAGTAGACCTTCTTGAACGCAGAGCCTGCAAGGCCCAGCGAGTAGAGCATGCGCTCGTGCTCGGAGCGGTACTCCACCATGCGCTCGGTGACCTGATAGTTCATGTCATCGCGCACTCGGTCGGCGGCTTCTTCCTTCTCCTTGTTGACCTTGCCCAGAATCTTTGTCTTGACAGGCCCAGCGGCGGGGAATGTCTCGCTCATGGTCTCGGCTTGGAAGCGGATCGCCGCCTCGGCCAGCACGGTTGAGAACACGCCACACGCATCGTCCCACGGCTCGGTGCGCTCCTCGTACTTGAAGCCCAGCACCTCAAGGCCCTTGACGAATGTGTCGGCCCACTCCTTGCGTGATGTGATGTCAGCCTCAACGAGTTCAGTCAGGTCGGAGGAGAGTTTCTGTAGGGTGCCCTCGTCCATGAACTCCGCGAGGTTGTCGCCAAACTCAGCCTCGTCGCCCTCATCTTCCGCACCTGCGAGGTTGACCTCGACAGTGCCGTCAGGCAACTCGACAATCTCGACCTCACCAAGGCCCGGTGCCTCAATCTCGACCTCGACTCCCGTCGCGTCCTCATCGTCGGGTAGCCCTTGCGGCGCTCGGTATAACCCGGGGCTCATGCTGCTCGTTGCCATGTCCAATCCTTTCAGTAGTAGCGGTTCTTGCTACGCGATTTGAAGTACCTGATCTCGTCGGGCTCGTCACTCGGAAGCCTGATAAAGCCACCTTGGCGGAACCGCATGAGTGCCATCACCGTAGCGTCAACCAAGTCATCGTGGGCCATGAACGGAAATCCCGCTATCTCCTCGACGACCTCCTCTGCCCAGCGCGTCTGTGGCACCCAGCATATCCCCGACCTCACAATGTCTGCCACAGAGTTTAACCGTGCTAACTTGTCACCGCTACCTCTATGTGGTGTGTATTCGCCCACAGGGATGCCCATGCGTCGCAATTCTTGGTAGAGCGCGGTACCTGATGACTTCTTTTCCACGATGAACGCGTCGGGCTCCCACTCCTGATACTCCTCACGCGACAACTCCTTGAGTTCAGGGAACTCCAGTCGCTTCTTGATGGCGTTGAGCAGGATGATGTTGTAGGTGTTTGCGCCCGGGCCTTCGCGCTCCTCGTTGAAGAACACGCCCCACGTGGTGATGGCTGTGTAGTCCGCACGGTTGTGGCTCTCGGCTGCGGCGTCCAGCGTCATGATGATGTACTCGCAGTCCGGTGGATCATCCTTTGTCCACTCGTTCCACCACTCACGCTTGACGACAGACGCTTCTTCCGACGTGGGGTTCTGCTGGTACTGCGCGTTCCACTGGAACACCGGCATGGATGCCTTGGTGCGGTACAGCGCCGTGAGGTCAAAGAACTCAGGCCACAGCGACTTCTCAACCTTCTCGCCGTCACGCTCGACCTCGATGATGGCTGGGAACTCCACCACCTCGTACTGGTCGGCCTTGTCGTTCTGCGCCATGTCTCGGGTCACACGCCCGGTCAGGTCGTCCTGATGCCACCTAGTATTATGACTAACTAGCCCGTTTGCGATAAAGTTTTCAGTACCTTCAATTTGTACATCAAAAACTTCTTTTACACCCGCAAACTCAATCTGCGATATTTTACTCGCCGTGAATTCGCACATATTCTGCGGCTTGGCGCAGAATAGCTTCTGTCTTGCCGTACCCCACAGCGAGGTTGCAGTCGTTACACAAAAGTCCGCGAACTTTCCCAGAGTCGTGGCAGTGATCAACGCATAGTTTGCCGTTCCAGTGGGCGCGAGTGTTGTGGCTACTTGGGGGCTGTTTACATACGGCGCACGCACCGTTTTGCTGGATAAGCATTTGGTTATACTCATCCGGCGTGATTCCGTACCGGTGTTTAAGATGGGCCTTTCGGTTACCTTCCGCGCTACGACGGCGTTCCCCTGATTCCCACTGCATTTTGTTGTAGTGGGTGCGGCATAGCCCTCTTGCATACGCTGGCTCTGTGCACCCGTCTTGTGCACAAGACACATCCCGATATTTGCCCCAATGCCCAACCCCCCTGCGTGGGGCATCAGGGTTTTTTCGATGGTAGGAGTCCGACGACTGGCACGCTTGGCACTTGCCGGGCTTGGTTTTAGACCGCGCAGGGCGTTCGCACCCCTCAGTGATACAACGGAATCCCCCACCCTCAAGTCTCTTAGCCGCGTCCATTGCCGCACCCCATTGGTTTCTACAAGAAACGGATGTCTCTCGTTAGCATGGACTACTTTACCACAAGTTGTCTTGATTGTAAATACGCGATCAGGGCCATTTGACCTGTGATTAAGGACGGTCGATGTAGACAGCACCCCGCTGTCGTATGTGGCTACTTGATCTCCGGGGCGCACGTCTCGTAGGGGTTTCTCCTCCCCATTGGACATCAAAACCGGCGTATCTCCAGTCATGCACTGCACGATGGCCACACGTCCACCCGGCATCAAACGCGTACGGGCACCGAAGGTAAACCACTCGTATGCCTTCTCGAACACATCGAAGTTGCCGTTGATGATGTCCTGCTCGTTGTGTGGATCGTCCACCAGCAACAGGTCGGCACCGCGACCGGCAAGGGCGGAGCCCACACCGCAGGCGAAGTACTCGCCGCCCACGTTCGTGTTCCAGCGCCCGGCACTCTTGGAGTCAGCGGCCAGCCCGACGTTGGGGAAGATTTGGCGGTACTCATCGGAGTCGATGATGTTTCGCACCTTGCGGCCAAAGTCCACGGCGAGGTCTGTGGTGTGGGACACCATCAGCACCTTCTTGTTGGGGTAACGTCCTATGAACCACGCAGGGAAGTAAATGGAAACCAACTGCGATTTACCATGCCGTGGTGGCATGTTCACGCACACTCGGTCGCTTTCGCCCTTGGCGATTGACATCAGCAGCGTGGCCAAGATGCGGTGGTGCCTGCCAACCTTGTAATCTGGCTGCATGTGCTTGCAGAACTCGATCAGGTCGTCGTAGCACGCCTTGGCCAACTTGCGTGCACCCAGCACATCGGCGATTTTCTCGATCTCAACCTGCTCCTCTGGGGTGTAGGAGTCGAGGTTGTCCAACATCAGTTGGATTTCCTCCTCCGTGAAGTCCAGATTCAGGTCAACTGAGGTGTCGAGCGTCGCTGCCATCAGTGTTGCACCCTCGCGTCCGGGTCATCGGGGTCAATATCGGGTTCTGGCTCGTAATATGACCCCGTTTTTGCAGTTTTTTCGCAAATTTCGGGCTTATTTTCGGGCTCGGGAGGCGGATTTCCGCCGTCGGCGGGGGTATCCGTCGAATTTTCGACGCTCAGGCCCAGTTCAGCATCAACGTCTATGATCTCACCACCCATTTCGATGGCCGATGAATGGTTCGGAACCACTTCGATGTCGCGCCTGATGAGACGTTGCAGTTTGGCACGGAGTTTTTCCTTCAACTCGTCCGTTGTCTGGTGGGTGATCGTCACCTCCTGCTTCTCGGAGAACAGGCCCACGTCGCTGTGCTTGCCCAGCAGTTCCAATGCACGGATTCTGATGCGTGGATCGGGGTTTCGGGACTCCTCCAACAGCCGGTTTGTCACCAAATGGCGCATTTCGACAGCGTGTGTCACCACTGCACGGCCATATTCGTCGAGGTATTCGCGCACGCTGACGAGCGAGGCAGGGGTGAGTGCTGCTGCACGCACATGGTTGACCGCACGGGATGTTTTCTCGGGGTCTTGGGCGTAGGCCGCAGTCAGCGCAGCGGCTGTTTCCTTGTCGGCGGCAGTCGGTTCCACGTCAAGCCCGTGCTTTTCGAGCAACAACGCCGAGCGGCACGCTGCCTCGGCCCGCTCTCGCAGGTCGATGTATGAGATGTCAGGCGTGATTTCCACCCCCAACTCGGGCATGAGTTCAATCGTCATGTTCGCAAGTCAAAGAGTTGACCGATGACACAGTGTATTTGGTTTTGACAAAGGATGTCAAACTTCCCTACCGGGGGGTGTTTTTAGATACTGCACGGGCTCAAAGCGCGGGGCCAAAATTTTTGAGGGGGGAGGGGGTAGGATAAGAACTTATCCTGTGATATGCCACACACGTTAGTGCAGAGTAACTGTACGTACCCAGTTTCGCCGGATGGGGATCGTTTGAGCGTAATAGCAAACCATGCGGCGGACAGGGACTCCAAAGCCATGTCGGGGGATGGCGTACGAGTGGGGTCGCGCCGTGGCGCTTTCGGCGTGTTAGGCGCCGCCTAACAATGACATCCGCTGTCAGATCGTGCGTTTCCTTGACAAACCATAACATCGTATGGTGTAATTCAATCACTGGCTCACTGAATCGTTCGATTCGGCCAGTGTTCTTGAAAGGAACTATCATGCAAGCAAATTTCAGCGTTACCCTGATCGACACCACCGTTGACACCCTGAAGTCTCAGGCAGGGGTTGACAAGAAATGGGTCAAGACTGCCGATGTCTGGCGCGGTGAAGGGTTCACCTCTGTCATCTTGATCAATGACAAAGAAGTCAGGGACGGCGCGAAGTCAAAGGTTATCTTGCTGTCTTTCACAAAGACTGAACAGGCAATAATGGCCAAGCCTCAGACGGCACTGACCGATGAGGAAAAGGTTACAAAGCGCTGGGTTCAACAGCAAATGGGTTCGCGCCTGAATCGAATCATTCAGCATGTGAAGAAGGCAGAGCAGGATGAAATGATGACGGATGACGAACGGGGCGCGAAGAAGGTCGCTGACCTTGCAACCCGCCTGAAGAAGGACTTGTCTTACTGGATCGAGAAGGTCGAGAAGGCAGAGGCGGTCACCTTCAGCGCAATCCAGATGATCAAGCATCTGAAGGACGCTTCAGCCCTAATCAAGTGATCGAGAGCCCCGCTTCGGCGGGGCTTTTTTTTGTCCAAAATTCCCCGCCCTGACATCTCAGGGCTTTGATGCCAGTTCCAAGAGCGGCGGGGCGGGGCGGGGCGCGGGACATGCACCTCACCCGGCCCGGGCGTGAGCCACAGGCTCATGGTCACACAAGAACATTGTTAGGCGTCGCCTAACTTTGATGCCAGTTCCAAGAGCGGCGGGGCGGCAAGACCGTTCGACTGTTCGTTTCTTACGATGTTCTAATGTTCGCTTTTTATAGTGTTCTAGTGTGTGTTAGGCGTCGCCTAACAATGTTCGTTTCCCACACACAATCTCACTGTTATGGTGTGTTGCAATGTTCGTTTTTAGGGCCAAATGTTCCACAATGTTCTCGTGCTATGGAACATTATAGTTTGATGCCAGTTCTTTGAGCGGCGTGGCGTGCAGTGACGTTTTATGCCTATCAGAACTTGCACAATCTTATCTAATCTTAACAATCATCATAATGTTCGTTTTCTCAAAAATAGTCCCACGACTTTTTTTTCAAAAACCCGAAACGAACATTCGGTGCCGATTTTCCCGTCGCGCAACCTCGACCCCCCGGGTGTGTCTTTTTTTCCCAGACTTATAGAACAATGCGGTACATCAAGGACTTGCGCAACTACAATATAAGAACATTCAGTACATTACACCTTCTGCCACCAGACGCTACGCGCTGTCACAACCAACCACGAAACACTTGACTTAGATAGGCTGATGTGCTATACTATAGTCTGGTTGGTGAGAAAAGCGAACAAAGCAAATCAAGCCAATCAGAACATTGGAACATTACTAAACCCGAACATTGTTAGGCGCCGCCTAACAGAAAGGACACCGTGAGAACCACAAACCAAGCCCCTGCAATACGCACCGAACTGCGTGTGGGTGACCATGCCATCGAGTTCAAAGGTGACGTGCTGGAATCCGAGGCCGTGCAACGTGCACGTGCCATCTGGCTGGCCAACACCCGGCTCGACCACACCGTGCGCGGACATCTTATCTCGTGCCTCGACAACTTCAACTACGAGTTGAGCCATGTCTGACCACACCCACGGCCTATCGGCCTCTCGCCTACTAATCTGTACCTCGTGCTACGCCGAGCGCATCCCTCCCGCTCGTGCCCGACTCGGCTACAAAACGTGCATGTCCTGCCCGAAGCCGCCGCCAAGACTGTGCGACACACCATCGCGCCGATGAACAAGTCCAACTACATGCTGTTCACCGACGCCAGCCTGCTCAAACAACTCAACCCCAAGAGGACGCAATCATGAAAACCGCAACCATCGCCAACAAGGACTGCCGCAAGTTCGTCGAAGCACGCCGCCCATTCAAGGGCTCGCACCTGTACGCCGAGCGGCGCATCGCAAGCAACGGCCACTCCGACCTGTACGTGGTGTACTCGTACGGTGAGCACTTCGCCCACGTACTTCTCATCCCCATCTACGTGGCCGAGGTGGGCGAGTTCGGGCAGGTGCATTGGTACGCCAACACGGACAAGTACAGCCAGAGCACAACCCGCCACCAAAGCCTTGCCCGTCCGTACTACGTGAACTTCATGCCCATGACAACTTCTGCCATGCGCCGCCTCGCCATCGACGGCATCGCTGGCCTCGCGGCCAAGGGAGAACTGCAATGAAACAACTCGCCACGTGGCTCATGCAGGGAATCATCGGCCTCGCGCTGCTCGCGCTGATCGTGGTGTTCCTGCTCGACTACACCGCAGGGTGCGGTCAGACCTACATCGACTCGACTGGTGCAGTGCACCCCGTCGCAACCAACGATCAGTGCATCGCAATCAAACACCACGGAAAGGAATAAAACAGTTGGGTCGGAAAGCGATTCAACACAACAAACTAATCAACCAACCAAGTTAGGCGACGCCTAACAAACTTTCAGGAGAAAGAAATGACACCGAACATTTCAGCCCCGAACATCGCATCCAGTGCAGTGCTCATCGACTTGTCCATCAGCACATGGACGGGCCGCAAACTCGACAAGCGTGCATCCAACGATGTCACCGCACAGAACAACGCCGCCAAGGGCGTGGCCAACGTGCACAAGAAACTGCTCGGCGACTGCGCCGAATTGGATGCGGTGCAGAAGTTCGCGGCCAACGCACGCAACGCACACTACGCCATGACCATGCCGTGGTCAGACCTTGGGATGCGGCTGTGCCCAACCAAGAAATACATCGACGCCAACGGGTACGAGCGCACCATGACCGAGTTGCAGACCGAGTTCGCCCGGCTGACCGAAGCGTTCCTGAACGCCTACGACTGGGAGATTCAGAACGCCCAACTCAAACTCGGTGCGCTGTTCTCAAGCGACGACTACCCGAGCCGCGACTCGCTGGCCGCGAAGTTCAAGTTCCGGTTCGTTGCCATCCCCCTGCCCGATGCGGGTGACTGGCGACTGGACATCGGCAACGAGGCCGCCGTCGCTATGCGTGAGCAGTATGAGAAGTTCTACGGCGACCAACTGCGCGAGGCCATGGCCGATGTGTGGAAGCGTGCTCACGAGGCACTGACCAAGATGTCCGAACGCCTCGACTACGCCGACAGCACCACCAAGAAGGTGTTCCGCGACACGCTGGTGACCAACGTGCAGGAGATCGTCGATCTGCTGGACGCCATGAACATCACGGCTGACCCCGCCATGACCGAGGCCCACAAGCGCCTCGACGCCGCCATGCAAGGCATCACACCCGATGCACTGCGTGAGGATGCGTACCTGCGTGCCCAGACCAAGCGGCAAGTTGATGACGTGCGCAAGATCATCGACAACCTGCCCGGACTGGGATTCTGATCCCCCTTGTTGTTAGGCGACGCCTAACAAGTTATCACCAACCAATCAAGCGCAGAAATGCGTAAGTAACCTGTAAACAAACTCAACCAACCAATAGGAAACATCATGTCTAATCAAGCAATCGCCATGTACGCACTGGGCCTCGACCAGATCGAGACCGCCATCCTCAAGGGCGGCAACAAGCGAACCATCCTCGTGCAGGGCCACATGGGCACTGGCAAATCATCCCTGCTCAAGACGCTGGGCAAGATGCTCCCCAACCACACGCTGTGCTACTTCGACTGCACGACCAAGGACTTGGGCGACATCACCATCCCGCAACTGCAAACCATCGACGAGCAGGGCTATGTGCGGTACGTCACCAACGAGGAACTGGGTCTGCATCTGGGCAAGGACATCGTGCTGATGGTGGACGAGTACGGCAAGGCCAACCCCGCCGTGAAGAACGCCATGCTTCGACTCCTGCTCGAACGCAAGATGGGTGGCTACACGCTCAGTGACAAGTCAGTGGTGTTCGCCACGACCAACCTAGGGGCCGAGGGCGTGGGTGACTTGTTGCCACCACATGCACGCAACCGCCTCACGGTGATCACATCCCGCAAGCCGACCAACATGGAGTGGATCGAGTGGGGTATCAACAACGGCGTCGATCACACCCTGCTGGGCTGGTGCAAAGACAACCCGCAACTGTTCCACAGTTTCGAGGACGTGAAAGACCCCGAGCAGAACCCTTACATCTTTCACCCCAAGGCACCTCGCACGGCGTTCGTCACCCCACGCTCCCTTGAAGCGGCCTCCGACTGGCTCAAGGTGCGCGACGGCATGGACGACCAGACGCTGACTGCGATGCTCATGGGCACCATCGGTGACCGTGCGGCCATGGACTTGATGGCGTTCGTCAAACTCAGCGACCAACTGCCGAGCCTTGACTCGATCAAGAAAGACCCGATGCAAGCCAAGGTGCCCGAGAGCGATGCCGCTGTGTGCATGGTGGTCTACCGTACGCTGGCCGTGATCGAGCGCGACTGGTGCGATCAGTGGATGGACTACATGGTGCGCCTCGACAAGGAAGCGCAGGGTCTGTTCGCCAACGGCGTGCGCAACCCGAAGTACAACAAGCAAGCCCTCGTGATGACCAATAAGAAGTTCACCGCATGGGCCATGGCCAACAACTACATGTTCGCTAGTGATAAAAAGTAAACGATGTTATAGGAAAGGAACCAACATGCTGATGATCGGTAAACAACTGACCGCAGAACAGCGGCTGACCAAGGCGGTCGTGGACATCATGGCCAACCCCAAGTACGTCGCACTGGCTGGCGTGCTCATGGTGGGCAAGCGTGAGATCAACGATGCCATCCCGACGGCGTGTACCAACGGGCGCGATGAGATGTACGGACGTGCGTTCGTCGAAGGACTGAGCGATGCCGAGTTGCGCTTCCTTGTCCTGCACGAGTGCTATCACAAGTTGTACAAACACCTGACCACGTGGCGTCACCTCTACGACGAGTGCGCACCACTGGCCAACGTGGCATGTGACTACGTGATCAACATCAAGATCAGCGACGACAACAAGGACGGGTTCGCGCAGATGCCGCACAAGGACGGCAAGGCCGTGGGTGCAATCGACGAGCGGTTCCGTGGCATGGACTCGGCGCAGGTCTACAACATCCTCAAGAAGGAGAACCCTCCGCAGGACGGCGGTGGTGACGGCTCTGGCTCGGGCGGCGGCTCGGGAACCGGCATCCCCGCGCCCGGGTCTGGCCTCGATGACCACGACTGGGAAGGCGCGAAGGAGATGACGGTCGAAGAACGCAAGGCGCTTGAACGCGACCTCGACGAGGCCATCCGTCAGGGTGCGCTCGTGGCTGGCAAGTTGGGCACGGGCGGTGATCGTGATCTGACCGATCTGCTCAAGACCAAGATCGACTGGCGCGAAGCACTGCGTGAGTTCATCAGCACCACGTGTGCAGGCAATGACTACTCAACGTGGCGCAGGCCCAACCGTCGGTTCGTGTCCTCGGGCTATTACATGCCATCGGGTGTGAGTGAACAGGTGGGCGAACTCGTGATCGCAATCGACACATCGGGCTCCATCGGTGGCCGTGAGTTGGCGCAGTTTCTCGGCGAGGTCAAGGGCATCTGTGAGCAGGTGCACCCCGAGTGTGTGCGTCTGCTGTACTGGGACACCAAGGTGGCCGCTGATGAGAAGTACGTGGGCGGCGAGATCGAGAACATCACGCAATCGACCAAGCCTGCGGGTGGTGGGGGCACGATGGTGGAGTGTGTCCCTGCGTACATGACAACGCACAACATCAAACCACAAGCGGTGGTGGTGTTGACCGACGGCTATCT